TGTCCAGGTAGTTATTTCTTGAAAACTATGACGATGCCAACCGGCTTCGGAAGGACGGAGAATTTCAATGGAAACATTTGTTTTATATAAGACTGCTGCATAACTAATGACCACATCCTCAAACATCTCTGGAGTTTTGTTCATTAATAAAAAACGAGTTCCAAGAGAGTCAAATTCGAGAACATCACCAACTATGGCAACAGTATCGTAAGATAAAGTTGCTTCTAAAAAAAATTCCTGTATAAAAGGTTTAGTTACTTGTGCATTTAATTCATAATCTAAATGTTCATCCGATATATTTCCACTATCTCGAATTAATGTAAAAGCAGTTCCCACCTCTTGCAGGACTTCTTTAATATCGGGTCCAATACTCATTTATTGAATCCTCAAATAAAACTTATTGAGACCACCACTCGTAGGTAGCCCTTATTAAATTCTCTCAATCCTCAAATCACAACAACAATTTAATCATCTGCTTTTGGTCCAAAATCCACAAGTTGATCTGTACGATAAGTAGTATCCTTTCCTGTCTGATCTTGATAACTAAACCCTGCATCAACTTTAGTACCAAATAAATGGCACATATTGACACCTGCAAATAGATCGGGCCTTTCTGTAAGAGCTTCTTCAAAACCAGTATCCATAGTCTCAATCAATATTTTATAGTGATCAAACCTGTGCTGAAGATTTAATTGTTTATACTTAAACTTATGTGCACTCTCAGAATAAAGATAAAAGAATAAATGACGTTTCGATCTCTGCTTTAACCAATATTCTTTAAAATTGACTGTAACAGGAAGAGACCATTCTGTTTCTCTTAAAGCATCGTCTATCGCATTATTATAATCATCTGTAACTAAATATGTGGATAGACCCTTTACTTCCTGTTGTAAAAGCACTAAAAGTTCGGTTCTTGTCATTTTCCTCTTTTCCTTATAATTATCTTTTTAGACTTCACTGGAGATACTCTTTCTCTCATCTTCTCAAGAGTCTCCTTTTCTTCGTCCTTTCTAAAATTAACTTTATCCTCTTTGGCAGAATTATCAGAAACAACTCTTTTTTCAAATTCCGTAAGAGATTTTTTTGTTTTCTCTTCAAAAGAAGAAAATGCTGATTTCAAACCTTCCAAAGATTTTTCCATTTTCTGTAATCGACTTGCAAAACTCTGATTTTCCATCTTTATTCCTTCTAAAACTTCTTTTGTTTCTTGAAAATCCTTTGCAAATTTCTTACTCATCAAAACAGCTTCTTCAGCTTTAACTCTTTCAGCATTCAATCTCTCATTTAATTCTCTTTCTTTTCTTTGAGCTTCTAAAAGAGAATTATTATCCAATGGGGTTTTTAACTTACTTCCTTTCTTAATAGGATCTTCTTTATAAGAAAGAACCTCTACTGTACCCGTTCTCTGAATTATCTCTTGCAAAATTATTGGGTGAAGGGACTCTCCTCCTATTGGTAAGATAGTCCCTTTTTCCCAACATTCTCTTCCCGCCTGTACTGTTTTAAGCATTTTTACTTTTTCGATAGACATTTCGATTGCCCTCCTTATTTATTTGTTATTATTATTATGCTGTACTGGTTGTACTCATCGTACTTGCAGTTGAACTTGAACTTGAAGTCGTTGTAGTAGTAGTCAACGCTTCTCCAGTAGTTACAACCACGTCAATAATATAAATGGCGTCTCTGTTGTAAAGTACAGGTAGTCCTTTATCTTGCACTCGAATCCATGTTACTTCAGGGTCCCATTCATCATTTTTATCTGTATATGTGCCCCAATGACGACCTACACCAAAGGGTGCTCTAAAGAACTCACAAATGAGATTTCCATCTACTCTGGTTGACATCATTACAAACTTATCGTCTGGAACGAAGTACTTTCTCATGGTAACGTAGTCTTCTTGTGCTTTATAGGAATTGGTAAGACCCTGAGTAATATTCACTCTGGCATTCACATAATCAACAGACATAATTCTTCTGTCTTCAAAAGAACCAGCACTATAATCATGGAATCTGAGAGTCTCTCCTCCTACAAGATCAGAAACATCGTCCAATGCTATCCACGTTTGGACTTGAGCTACTACCGGAGCAGTCAACCACGCACGAATCTCATACATCTCATCATAAACAATAAAACTATCTATGTCTAAAAGAGATCCGATAATTTGGGGATTCACTCCTACGATATTGTGAAGATTTCCTTTATATAATCCACCATCTCCAAAAGCATTCTTCTGAAGAATAGCTCTAATCGTTGCATCATTGGCTAAATAAGTCAAAACACGTGAATTACAAATAGCCAAGTTAACCTTTCCCCCACAATCTTCCATAATCTTCCGCTTTCCATTCTGAATATCTGCCAATATATTTTTACTGGCTCCTGTGTTCCAATTAAAAGCAGAAGCAAGAGTAACAAGATGATCAGTGGGTAAATTGTAATTAACCGTAGCTTGGTATCCTCCTCTCATTTGATAAGTGAAGGACCCAAAAAACAACATTTGAGCATACATCCACTCTTTTCTACGATTAGAACGGTTGACTAAACCCGCCAATTCTTTTGCTAAACGAGCGGTTGCTGTTTTATATTCAGCATGTGTACCTTCTTTACGCAAATTGTTCAAAAACTCCTCATCAAAAGGCATTTTCTCTTTCCAATAAGCCGCTTCTGCCCTATGTGCAGCAATCCCATGAGGGGATGTCTGAGGGGCAGGAGATCCCGGTGGTACAAAGGGAGTCATTCCTCTTCCCCCTCTCTGACTCTCCCATTTCAAAGAACTTGAAGGAGCATCAATTTCAGGAAAAAGATTAGATAACAAAAGATCGGGTGGTTTCATAAAAGATTCTACAAACTTTTGTATAACTTCTAACCGCAATTCTGGTATATCACTACTTCCTCTTGGCATAACTTTTCACCTCCTTTTTTCATAAATTTTAACGAATATAAACATACTGTCCAAATGTGGAAACACCTAAATCCACAATTGCCGCAGCATCGAGATTGGTTAATAGTCCTTCATATAGAACACAATTACCTAAAATCAAAGTAGAAACCGCTCCCTTTGATTTTTCCCCTGTACCTGTATTTACTGTTTTCTCAAGAATACCCACACAATCCGAATAGTTATTGGAACTGTTTCCTGCTTCCACAGAAATATGGGCTCTTCGAGCAGTTGTAAAACTCGTTGCACCAACAGCAATCGTCACAGTAATGGCTGCTCTAAAAGAATCGGTTGTACGATCAATTGCAGTAATCGCCCCAAGATTTTCAGCAGCAGTAGAATTATCATTAATAATGATGTCATCCCCTACCATAAATTTATAACTATCTTCAAGAGTCACATATAAAGTTGTAGCAAATGCCCCTGAATCCGTTATAAGATAGGCTCTCCCTATATCAATACTGACAGGGAATATGGTTGGATTATAAGGGACAAGCAAATTCAAACCCCCACCCGCTGAAATGTTTCTGGCAAGCGTTGTACCAGCCCTCACTAAATCATATCCTTTTTGCAGAGTAACAGGAACCCTTAAAGCTGCCATGTGATCAGAATAATACAGCTTTTTGTAATCCCACTGATTCCCATAATCCACAGCAGGTATATCAAACGGTGTATCTAACATTATACTTCACCTCCTTTTTATTTAAGTTTGATCTTTCTTTTTCTGCCCAGCAAGAGCAAGCAAACCTTCTGCTAACTCATTGTCTTTCTCTTCCTGTACTTTCTCTTCCTGGGTTTTTCCTGAATCTGTTTCTGTTTTTAAACTGAAACCTGTTCCCATCACTTTAGACACAACACCTTTGTTTATCCAATCATTAACTTCATCATCAATAGCTTTCATAAAAGTGTCTTTGTCAAGAATACCATCCTTAACAAATTTTCCATAAGAAACCATACTTCTTACTTTGTCATAAAGTCGTTCAGGAATATCACTATTCGCTAATTTTCCACTCCATATAGAATCAGCTATAGCAGTCAATTCATTCTCAGTACGAATAATGTCTTGTTTCTCCAATTTTAGAATTCGATCATTCTGATCTCCCAACAGTTTGTCTTTATCAACGATCTCTTTCTTGAATTGATCTCTTTCCTTAGAGAAAGAAGCCTCTAATTCCTTTTTGATACTTTCTTGAATTCCTTTTACCAATTCTGGATATTCTTTTGTAAGTTGTTCTATGTTTTCAATCGTCACTTCGCTCACCTCCTTTTCGTTTAAAGCATTTAAAGATTCTTCATCATAGTCAAATTCTTCATCACCACCTCCTCCTATCTCTTCAAATTCTATTTCTGTTTTCTCATTTTTTGAAAAAACAGAAGATTCTGTCTGTTTATCCCAACCAAATACACAAACAGAAGCTTCTTGAAACTCTGACTTGCGCCAGATAGATCCTGGTCCTTTAAATGTAAAACCATTCACTTCAGCAGATTTCCCTTCTTCAATTCGTTCTACTAAAGAAGGAACAGCATACATACTTGCCTGATAGGGGAATCCCTCAGAAGAAGTTTCCTGAAACTTGCGACTTTCTTCCGTATTCACAAATTTAGTCTTTTTTGGATCAAGAACAATAGAACCATTAACAATCGGTTTTCCAGTAAAACCTATCTTTGCATTAGTGTTGTGATTCTCAAGAACAGGATATTTACTACGAGAGAACTTCATTCCGTCAAGATCAATAACAAGATTGCTCCAATACCAATGATCCTTAATGACTCCCCCTGAATATACTGTCATCTTTAATTGTTTTTCCTCTCCAATATTTTCTGCAAAAGCAAAACAATCTTCCCCTGTTTGAACAAGTCTTAACGCTCCATTAGGAATCTCCTGCATCTTGGATTTCTTAGGATCTTCACTAAATTTGGAATTAGCTATCCTAATAGCTTTACCATCACAATCTTTTTCTCCTTTAGATTGACAATCCTTTAATACAGAATTGGCAATAGAAACCCACCTTTTTTTTTCAGCAGAAGTTTTCGCTTTTGATGTATGTTTTGGTACGTCTGCAATCGTCCATGGCATTTTATATCACCTCCTTATAATTAATTAAAAATCGCTACGTTTTCCTTAACCGGCATCTGTGATATTCAGTCATTAATCGCCTCCAAAAATTGCTCCGATTTTATATTTTAATCAACCAAATCGTTTTGATAACTGTGATCACATTTGCTCTTTTACACTCACCATTAAATCTTCTTCTCTCTTCTCTCCACTTGTTAGGGTAATTTGTAAGGCAAGATTATACATTCCATCAGTTCCGTCTTTAATCTTTACATATATATAAGGAGAAATTATAGAAGTACTTATTATCATACTCGTAGTAACATCTATCCCATCACTATACATTTTAATTATAGCAGAAGAAATACTATCCCCGCTTTCTATTCGAGAAGAGAAATCAATTTTAATAGTTTCCTCTTCCCAAGGCTGCTTATAATATATTTTGGGACTTAAACTCATATTCCCTCTCCTTTTCCATTATCTCTTAAGATCCAAGAAGTTCGTGATTAGCAAACACCTTAGCACTCGTACTGGTATCTTTATTCCACGATGCCACCCATTTATAAGAGTTCAAAATAGGACTACCTGCTCCTGCCGCAGCTATGGAAATAAAACTATGGGTAATTACTGTAAAAGGACCATCCACAACAGCATATTCAAACTTCCAACTAACAACATCTATCCCCGCTCCAGTATTATCGGCGTCACCATCATTGGTTTTGGGATAACCAATTGATTTAGCCTTTTCGCTGCCGGCGACTACAGTAAAATCGTCATAATCATCAGTTTTGCCAGGGGTTACTGGGCCCGCAGTCGCAAGATAAAGATTTGCGAAAACATTGGTTGGAGTTTCTCCACAAGCCTTTTGAGCATACCATTTATCTCCTTCATTAGTCATAATGTTTATAGCAGGAATATATCTCTTTCTTCCTGTCTTGTAATTCTCTAAGACCAGAACCACATCATGCTTTTTAAGCATCTCTCTCACTCTTTCCATTTTATTCTTCCCCTTAATTAATAATTTATTTATTAGAAGATTTTAATACTATTATCATATTATCCTTTATAAATACTTTCTCTTTCAATTTCATCCTCTTAATACTCCATTTTAACAAAGAATAAAAAGGAAGAAGTAAAATCGCCAAAAACCAAAGCAATATGTTCATATTCTACTCCGAAAGATTAACGTCTTTATCTTAACCGTAAAAGTCATTATTTT